ATAAGAGACTCAGCGTCGGGTGTACATGCAAAATGTTATACACCCGAAGGTAACGTGTTTCTACGCTACTGAGCTACGCTAATAAAGTTGTGACTACGAAAAAACCCTGGCTATGCCAGGTAAAAATTTCATCATCAAAATTAATACGGCATAGCTCAGGGACAAAAAATTCTGTCCCCCATCTCAGCCACCGAGATGTGGATTTTGTTACTCCCGCTGGAGAATCGTTTAACTCCACTTTTTCTGTAACGGGGTGTCAGTCCCCGTAAGCCACTGCAAATGCAGTGGCTAAGGCTCCTCCTCTGCGGGAGGATCATCCGCCTGTGGCACATAAAATGCTATAGGCGCTCCAGTAAAGAATGCTAGATTGAAATCTTCTGCCACTGATACAAAACAATGTATCAGAGGACTATCATTCTCTGTGGTCTTCCAGATTGTTGACAACCTGTGAAAATGTGTGAACCCCCACGGAGGTGAGGGTGTAGTTATGCCAGAATCTTTTGCGGGAAAGAATCTTGCAATGACATACCACGGAAGCTCTGCTTCTATAACTGGATTTTGTGCTGTACTAGTAACTACAGCTCCATCCCACGTATGCGGGATGAGAATGCCAGCCTGACGAACCCTTTCAGACTGACTGCCCTCTGCGGGCGTGATTACTCCGGTATCTGTTTGCGAATACTCCAGTGCAGAAGCCGTACGAGACACCATCATCAGAGACGTATCAGGATCTTGGGAGCTTCCTCCTGTCCTGAAATATTTCCATCTCATACCTCCTCTCCTACATGTGAATGCAGGTGTGAGATAATTGATCAACGTCATCTTGCAGTAATTGTATGGTGTACCCGGAGTCGGCAAATTTGCCTTGTGTATAGCACCAGCAGCATAACCCCGATAATATGGAAAATCTGCATTAACCACATCCAGCATGCTCACTCCCAATCGTGTGGGTGATATCGCTGAATGATAGTTATACCTCTTAAGACATTGTCTAAAAGAAGTAACAGGGTCTCCAAAGAAGACATTCGAAGTTTGATCAGTGTCTGACAACGAAGGGGCCAGTAATTGTGTAGCCACCATCTTCATGGGTTCATCCTCATTCTGAGTGAGATCGGTATCCGGTTGAGTACCAGCTGTAACTTCTGCCATCTGCGGGGCGAATGTATCACGGGAACGAGAACCCGTACCTTGTGGTCGAAACCACGTAAGGTTCTCAATACAACGTGCATCCGGGTCAGCGACTTCAAAATCTTCCCCTACTGAAACGAAAACATTGATTTCTATATCATTGTTAGTAGCCGAGTTGGGTACTGTCAAGTCATTGACAACGTGTACAGAAAGTATACCATTAGCAAGAAAATGAGGAGCCGCGGAAATAGGAGTAATACCATACGGGATAGAATCAACACCAGGGCAACGGTGATTGATATAACTGAACTCCTGTCCCCATCCAACACCAACTGTGAAATCGCGTTCCTTAGCGAGATCAATAATTGATGTATAGTTGATATTGTACTCATTTGAAACAGGATACGAGGGATCGTAAGAAATTTTGAGACGACCTTTGTGAAAGGACGACGCAACGATTTGAAATCGAAACTTAACGGTTCCTCGCCACCTACCAAAGGGAAGAGTAGCAAAACAACAGGCCGGCATATGAATTTCATTTGCCGTGGCACCCCCAAGTTCTGACCAAAGTACTGGGGAAACTTCTGTATTCCATAATAGGGATTCGGCGGAGTCGGAAACTTTCCAACCAAATTTGGTAAGATATGATTCCCTCTGCGCGATGGATTTAATTGTCATTTCATCCACCCCACCGAGCCCCATAGCACGAGGATCAACAGTGGTCTCTTGCTTAACATCAAGTGTTAACTTCTGACTCGTATCTGGAACATTAGTATTACACATGTTACCTACTATAGTAGGCTTGTATGGTTGTATCTCGGCCAAAGAGATTGGTCTAGAATATCCAAACAAGGATGCTATCCCAGACATTGCACCAGCTGCCATCTCAGTAGCCTTAGCATACATTCCAATTCCTGGTACATTGCTAAGCTTTCCTGCTACCTTTGCGATGGTTGCAGCGGGGCGTGATATTGGGCCTGTTCCATATTCGTCTTTAGCCTGAGGCGCAAAGATCTCCCCCATCTGGGGAGAAAGTGCGTCCGGTTCATTGGACGTAGGAATAGACAAAGAAACATCTTCTGCCCATGCAAATACTGACATCACAACTTGATCTGATGCTCCATTTGCATGTTTAAGAGACTCCATACTGTGCATAATAATCTTCCCCATACGCCTCCAGTCCTGATTGGGAATGCTCAAAGCATTTCCGTAGAACACAAAAGGAAGTGTAAGGGACCCACCTTGACTTGTGGTGGGATCAAGATACACATGTGGTCGCTGACTAGCAGCAGTAATATCCGCTGGGAAGAACGCGCGATCTTGTGTGAAATTATCATCCTCCGCAAGAGGAAGATATGACGCAATCACACGTCCATAGTGGAAACTATTGCCATTTATTACAAATCTGACTTTCAACTTACATCGTAAGAGATTGAAATTTGCAATACGGTTCATGACTCTTGGATTCTCAAAGAAGTCTTCCCAAGGGTTGAACTTCTCGAAGAAGGTAGTATTAGTTCCCCAAGCAAATGAGTTGATTTTGAGTGGGCGAGAAAAGAAATTTCCCAAATCAGCATCATCTGTATCAGCAATTTTGAAAGTGGAATCTGGCATGCTGTCAACCGTATAATCCCACTGCGTCACTTGGTCACTGAACTTAACGTTCTGTTCTTGTGACTCTGTACTTTCCTCATTTATTGTTATATTAAATCTATTTGTAGCAAGTCTATATGAACGCTCAAATGGGTGACTTATCCCATGAGGCGTGTGTCAGTCTCGCGTGTGGCGAGCACTCCCCTAAATAGGGGTACTCTACGGGGAAAGTGCCTATCTCTGCAAGCCTATGTAAGTCCTTGTGACTGACCTGTCGGACTAACACGGTAATCCAATACAGAGATCCTCCTTTTGGTTATTTGGACATGGTGGGATACGCCCAGAGGGATGCATTTAATGTCTGCCCAAGACGGAGAGCATTTAATGTCCGCTCAAGACAGCTACTCGTACTTATCTTTCCACGCTTGCAGTCTATCATCGTAACTTTGATGAATGACAGTACAGCCATGAGAAATATCGGCACGTTTCGCAATCTCCTTCATCTGCTCACGTCTAAGTTCATAGACATCGCGACCATGCGAGAACCACTCCCGTAGTCCACCATCAATGTTCTGCATCGACTGTTGCTCGCGCGTCAATGCTTTAGAATGGAGTGTAGCATGAAGGCTCTTGAAGATTGAATCTTCATCTAAAGCTCCCATGATAACACCCGTGTCTTCACTATAGACATTAGCACGTTTGAGGAGATCTGCCTCATCATCAGTCATGTATGGAGTAGGCTCCGATTCCTTATCCGGCATTGTGAACTTCATGTCACGATCCTCCAAGAACTTTGCCACAGCTATGTGGTTAAACTCTGGGAAATCCTCATGAACAGAACTCTTTGCATCATCACCATAGGTAATGAGCGAACATACATCACGAAACTCAGGAACGTTTCCACGGTCTTTAGTAATGTGATAGTACGCACAACGGAAAAGTAATGCATTGACAATAGAGTTAATATAAACAGTCAAATTTTGCCCCGAAGGGTTGGATCCGTAATGTTGTATCAAATCTCCATTGTACGCCATCAAGGGATAGCAAATATCAGTAGCAATACCCTCCATGATAATCAAATCATTGGAGGAATAACCACAGGATTCTGCAATATCCATCATGATGCGAAACGCTACAAACATCACTTGGGCAGGCATACGGAGATCATATTTACTATAATCGCCGGCAAGTATACGATCCTTTCCGAACCGCATAACATGCTTTGCCAAACGATCCCATTCAGGACCTTGAGCATTTATACCCACCGCACACTCAGACGAAAGAGGCAGCATGGACAATATTCGAGCAATAGGGAGATAATATTTCCGCACCAGCAGCTGTAAAGCTACAGGGGCTCCCTGGAAAACTCTGACCTTGTCCTTGGTCAATTTGGTTGGTTCATCCTTCAAACATGCTTTAAAAATGGGATAAGCTCTTTCTCCAGAGAGATAAAGCTTTTCCATATTATAAGCATGGTCCCAAAACTTTTGGTCCAGGACAGCAGGACACTGATGTGTCGGATGATCTTCGGGATCCAGCAACGCAAGGAAGTTGGACTTGGGACCGGATAGGGGATATCCTATGGATGTTGAAGGAGGCATCTTGTCTATAAAGCGCAATCCATCAATACCACACACCGTCTCCATTTCAGTCAATGGTTTGACTCCAATAGTGAACTTTGGTATCTTTTCCAATGTGGATAACAACCCTTTAAGGTAGTCGTCTGCTGCAAGCTCCAATAAAGATCCTTCAATACCACATGATGGTTTTGTAGAATATTGTAATGAAGCCTGCCAAGGGTAACCACTACGGAATTTAGGTCCACCCCATTTCTGGGGGACGCCACAAACATCTTCCACATGCTTGGAAATGATAGTTTCCTCAACAGTCGTGTGGTAAGAAGCTCTTCCAGTCACTTGCCCATAAAACTTACAGTTAGTTCCATGGGGTAGAAAGTTGACAGGACTCTTTGGGTGAACATCAGGACCCTGATAGAATTGTACATCATAGAGCTCCTTAGGTACAGTACCTGAACTCTTAGATAACAACACTCCGGGAACCTGGCTAAGCGCCTTAAACGCTGAGTCAAATTCTCCCTTGAGTAAGAGGCCGCTACATCCACGCGTTTGACCATTCTTTCCTCCTAGGTGAAAACCACCAATAAGAGGACCTTTGGTCTCAGTAATCAGTGGCGCTATACACAAACCTTCGAATGTTTCAAAAGTTAAATTATACTTTGCGCCAAAGAAACTAGCAGCATATGTAAACACTTCTCCAATTTCCATCATGAGTTTGGAACTTATACAAGTTCCATCTCTCTGCTTGAAAGTTAAACGAGCGGGTACATCTGCAAAACGCTGACTTGGAAAATAATCTGTCAAATCCTTCCAGTCTCCTCCATTAGGGACCCACACCACTGACAAATCCGAATCTGGAATATCAATACTGAATTTCCGATAAAGGTAACACTCAAAATTTCCTCCAATTTGGGAGGGATCATGTCGAGTAAATTTCGCCTTTACATCATCAGTCTTCCACATATGTCGTGGTACGATGGCAACATTTGATTTAGGAAAGAAAGCGTCGCACTCGAAATTACGAGTGTTCCCATTATCCGTCATGGTAATTGCCATATGACACAAATTGTCTTGAACCAATCGCTCCAAATGGTCTGGAGTTGTCGTCTTCGACTTATCACTACACGGCATCGGTGATATTTTCACACCGGCCCAAGGATTCACCTCAGAGTCACGCTCTACGATATCTTCCATCGATTGAGGAGCTATATTCCCTTGAGGTACTGGCACAACCTTAAAAGCTTTGTATATCTGGGCAACAGCATATAATGCTGCAATAGCCAAACATGCACTTGTTATCCACTTGACGTGTCTATCACGATACATCTTGAAGATATCGGGCATAGCTTTATTGTCATGTGCAATTTCTGTATACATACGATTCTTCTCACATTTAACTACGCCAGCAATCCCTACCAATGGTAGGAATGCTACGTAGGAAAAGTAAGCAGATACGTTAGCAGCACAATAAATACACAATGCCAGTACAATGATATGGTTGAGGTACGCACGGCGAATACGGTCTCGTAAACTCTTCTCATGAGTAAACCAGATTACATGTTTCATCCATTTGTGTTCAACAATATCTTGTGGAACCCAATTTGTCCAAACCACCCAGCGAGATGTTTCGAGCCAATCTAAACGTTTCAGTAACGCCTTTGTTGTTCTCTTTTCAACCTCAACTGTCCAGTAGGACACTTTGGGCTGCCACCAAGCATCCCATTTGCGATATTTGGGAATAAGGGCAGCAGCCAGGAGTTCACCTATTTGATTGTTCAGAATTTCTTCATCTGACTCATCCTCCCTATGATGAGCTTCACACTTTGCGCAGTAACCTGCAACGCAGCGAGAATCAATCTTACTTAAATAGGTAGCACATGCTTTCTTGCATATGCAAACATCGGGAGTAGGGAAGTTGCAATCAGAACAGATAGTAATCTTCTTGTCGAGATTGTTATTCTTAGCAACAATTTCCCTTTGGTTGGCATAGAATTTGCGTGAATCTTGTCCAACCCAGCGGATAAACTTAGGTAAGCTAATATCCTTAAGGGGGACTCCAGACCACTCGACTACTTCCCAGCCAACATGGGCAGCTTGACCCTTAATGACGCTCTGCACAGGAAATGATCTCTCAACTGTGATGTTCCAAAGGTCTGGAATTAGAGGCGTTCCATCAGGGAAAGCTGCTTTCACCTTATCCTCATTCAACATATCATGAACAGCATACTCTGGCTTGACAGTGCAAGTAATTGTAATGCGATCACGTCGTGTGATAGAGGCAGGTTCATTTGAGTATACAGTGGCACACGAATCTTTGACATTCTTTGTACCAATGACAACTCTAGGCTCTACCGAAATTTTTCCTTTCATATCAGCCTCAGCCATATTCGCATACATACGAACATTATTGACCAACTGAATCATCAAGGAAGTGGGAGCCTTTTCCACAAAATCTGACTTCGTGTTACCAATATCATCAATAAGAATTCCATTAACGAAAGATCGGTAATTTGACATAAATTTGTCACCTTCATTGATGGTGATAATCCTGTCATCCGAAGCGCAGTATTTGTTGTGCATTAGTGTTGTTACCATCATAATATTGGCTATTGTCGATTTACCGACAGCCGTACCACCATATACTCCAATGGAATATGGAGCTTCTCGTAATCCTCCTTGGACACGAGTCTGGCGAAAAGATGATTGCCAACCACGCAATATATCTACCTTACGGCGGAAAATATTTTTCTCAACTATACCCTTACTGGTTCTGATGAGACGGGTTGCACTATCAATGCACTGTGCTAGTAGAGCCTCATAATCATTTTCTGACATGGACTCATATTTTTCGAGGTTGCCACACCTAGCAAATTCGTGGCAACGGAAACATTTGGCGTACGTTTCCTCAAACTCTTCGTTTTCCAAATCACCATACAATAATGGTTTAAGTGATCCTCTTTCAAAACAAGCATACCCACCTTCAGTGAAGTACGTGACTGTCTCAAAACACGCATCTACCAAATCAATGGCAGAGGCTTGCTTAGTGAATGCACCTATGGAAAACAACTTCATACCTCCTACGCGAAAATCAAGATTGGATGCATCACACAGTCCTAGAGCTAAACATAAGCTCATGACATGTGAGATCTTCCTAAATCCATCATTACGCACAACAAGAGACCAATTCTCTTGGAGGTCCTTCAACAGCAACAACCAGTTGGGTTTTGCTTTCTCCTTACCATTCTTATCCTTTTTGTCAGATTCAGCAGAAAATTCTCCTACTTGCTCATCAAATTCGGCATCTAAAAACTCAGACAAATATTTTGCGGCCGTATTGGCCACAGATTTATTGTAATGTGTCTTAAGATATAAGAACAGAGTCGAAAGAAAACCTGAAACAGTCGTGCAATCCTTCGCAGCCATAAAGAGAGCTCCCAAATTTTCTACACGATTCAAAATCGCATCATCAATAGGGATACCTTTAATGTTTGCTATGTTTGCAAATGCTGTAGCGAGAGCAACAGTGCCAATCTGTGGTGAAAATTCACCATCGACATTCTTATGCTTTCGCCGTTTCCTTTTCCGATCCTTTCCCCCACGGGATCTTTCCTTGGTTTTGTACCGAATACAAGATTCTCTATGCTTGAAATATTGCGAACGGAGATCATCTTTTTCAAGAAATTCTCCAATTTGCGGATTCATAGCATCTAGTTGCTCGTATGCCGAGAATGAGTTAAATATCTTACTCATTCGGTACACACTAAATGTCCTCCTCAAGATTACCACTGTACCTACCAATAGGCTACAGCTCCATAATCCAATCATTGTCCAAATCAATGGCATGAAATAATCCATGTTACGTCCTCCAAAAATGAGAACATAAACAATCATCCAAGACACAACCAACCAAATTGGTGGTGCGTCCTGGGCACTGAAGGGTGCAGGCCCTCGGCAGTCCTGCATATCCCAAACACTCTTTCCGTATCGTCTAGCCAAAAAACTAAATGTCATGGTGTTTGAGGGGGGGGGGGGGGGGGGTTTTTTAAATGGTTTCCTAATTTAAAGGGGGTAATTGCTTAAATTTTTACAAATTTCAAACAACCTACCTATAATACA